TCTTCTGTATCATTCATAGCAGAGCACTTTTCAGAATTTACATGGAAAGTATTTAACATATTATAAGGAGGAATAAAAAATGAAGATTTTATCAGCAAGAATAAATATGAAAAAGAATTTTATTGTACTTAGAAATGATATGCTTGAGGAATATGAATTTAATATGAATGAGCGTAAATCCCTACCAAAATGGGTAGAGAAAGAGTTGGCTGAATTGCATTTTTTAGCACAGACCGGTTGTTGGATGTTTTTTGTACGTTAAGTTTGATAAAATAAGGAGCAAAAAACTCGTCTATTATAGACGAGTTTTTTGCTTGAAAGAATTTATTATCTAGGAATACCGTATATACCTAATGCATATGTAGCATCAAGTCCTGGGTGTCCGTTATTGAATGCGTGGTCAACGCTAGTAGTATTAATTTTTATGTGTGTATCGTCAACTATTTCGAGTCTTACGGAACCAGTTAACACAGTGTTTACACCGGAAGATAACACCTGCTGACAACCAGTGTATATCTTTTTATCATTTCTGTAGGCAAATATTGGAGAAACTCCGATGTTTGTCTCAACGTATAAAAATCTATAATTTGTTAGACTGTCATTTAATGTAACTGATGAGTTTTTAACGCTACCCGTCCACAGTGTTACATCTTTATTGACATTATCAGCCTTTGCGCTGGCATTGTTAGCGGTCAATAGAGCGCTGTTCGCTGTCTGCTGTGCGCTGTCAGCTTTTTGACTACCCTCTGTTGCTGTATTTTGTGCTGTTTTTACACTATCTTTCAAACCTGTAACATCTGTCTGTAACGTTGTAATAGCGCTTGTATGCGACTGCACAGTTTTTTCAATTTCTCCTACTCTAGCAAGTGCGCTACCTGCATTTTGTGAAGCTGTGGTTGCTTTATCTTCTGCCCCATGAATTCCTGCATCAATTTTACTCATGTCGGAGTTGTAATCACCTAAATACGTTGGTTTGTCAGTTCCAATGTACTGGCTTAATTCATAATAATTTGTTTTGTTTGTTGAACTCATAATTTTTTGTCCTCCTTAATTTATAATTTTAACGCTGTTTTAGCGTTACTATCAAATGTGTAAGCGCTTAACTCTTTAGCTTCAAATCCTGCAACGGTTAATAATAAAGCATCAAACTCACTAGCTGTGATAGGGTTATTAAAGTGCAACTCCGCAAGTTTATAAATAACATCTTGATAAAAGACATATTTACCACTAAAAGGGTCATGCATATATAAGTTGCTATCAACACGAAATCTTTTTGCACCGTATAAATCAAACTCAGTGCAACTAAGCAACAAGTTATCGAACTCTGTACAACTTAAATTTAACGAATCAAATTCATTGCAAGTCAAAGCATAATATCGTAGATTATCATACATATCAGCTAACGCTTGGTTCAAACTTGTTCGATAACCCTTTACAGGGTTTAACACTTCCATGTTATTAGGAATATAATCATTGATATAATCATAAAGCTTTTTCACCTCTGTATCAATATGCGCTCTTGTCTCAGCGTTTAAGTCATAAATCAAAATGTTTAAAGCGCTGATTTTATTAAGTAGCTGTGTCTGAACTTTATTGATTTTTTCATCAAGTTCCGTGTCTTTAGCGTTCATATCCTCTCGGATATTTTTTTCTACTTCTGTGATGTGCTTATAGATATCAGTGTTAAGACCGTCAATATAGGCTTTCAATCCTGCAATTTTTTCGTCTGTATATTGCTTATATGCATCTGTAAAGCCGTTTATTGCTTCAATGCACTCGTTTACTTTATATCCTATATAGCATAAACACTCGTAATAGCTCTGTTTGTTACTATATACGCTAGGTATATCACAACAAAGTAAAGGAACTAAAGGCTTTAATTCATTTGCCATGTATTTTACCTCCTTTTTACCAAATTTTCATGAACAAATCGCGACAAGCTTCTACAAGTTCTCGATTGATATTTTGTATTTGTTCGCGATATTCTGCTATAGCTTCGCTAGTTGATTTTCCTCTCAATCCTATCTCTTTTGTGTCTCTGTCTCTTTTGCTGTCTTTGTTGTCGTTTCCTGCATGGTTATTGTTTGCCGTTGTTGTAGTGTTATTGATGGTTTCTCCTCTGCTCATAGCACTTGCATAATCTTGTGTTGCTACGGTAACTTGTGGGTTATCACTATCAATATTTTGGTAATTTTGGTTGTTTTTTACTTCGCTTTGTCCTGCATCTGTTGAGTTAGTCGTTGTTTTTTCGTTTCCTTTTTCTGCTTCTGTGATTGTTATATTGACATTTGTAAAAGGGTTATCGTTTTGAATTGCTTTATACAATTTTGTATAATATGGCGTCAATTCATGCATTTTTGCCATAAAAGCTGTTTTCCACATTCCTAGAGTTTCAAAGCCTATATAATTATTCCAATACCTAAGTAAAAAGTATGTTTTAAAAGTATACAGGTCTTTTCTATCCTCTGAGTAAAAAGGAAAATCAAAGTCAAAAAATTTTCCCTGTGTTTTGTCAATGATTCTTTGCACAGATAAGTCCATACTCCACAGTTCTTGTGGCGGAACAAAACTTTCGCAAATGTCTTTTACAGTGGTAGTGTATTTACTCAATTTCATCACCCTCTTTCCCTTTTTGCATATACTTGTCAGGGATATATCCATTTAACATGGTAGGCAATTCACTATTGAAATCAACTGTCACATTTAGACCCCATAAGTCATTGATAGCGTTTGCGCATCTTCTTCTTAATGTCAGTCCTACGTTTCGATTTGCTTCAATCTGACCGTTGTTTCCTGCCGTTTCACCTGTAACAAGGCGTTCGCCTTTTTCTACTGGGTTACTTTCATAGCCTAAAGATGTCAATACTTGTGACCATAAATCTCTTAATTCTTGTTCGCATTTATCTACGATATAAGGAGCGCCCACATCCAGAGCTTTAATATCTTTCAAGTTTAATGAATCGGAAACTTTTAGAACAGGTAAATAATTATCGTACATATCTCCCAGTATTTCAAAGCTCATTTTTTCGTTGTCAGAAGAAGAAAGAGCAACAGGCGTACGCTGTGCATACATATTAATATCCTTTGTTTTCCAAGTATTCGCCATTGCATCTGCATACATTAACGCCTTATAGTAATACGGCATAGTCGAATAATTATTCCATAAGATACAACTGTTTTCTTTGCCATATTCTTCGATATATCCGTTTGCAGTATAAGCTATTCTGTCTTGAGGGATATTATAAATATCCGGTAGACCGGATAATGAAACATTCATAAAAGCATACCCTGCAATATCGTCCTTGATGAATACACCCAAACCGTGCCAAAATAAGGTTTGTTCAATGTACATCGGTAAAATTTCTTTTGGCAGATTATTCCATTTGTACCTGTTTACAAAGATATCGAAAATATCATAAAAAAAGATAGATTTTATTATTTCAAAATCACTGTTTTTCTTTTTATTGATATTTCGTTCGAAAACTCGTAACGGATTTTTCACTTATATACACCTCCTTTTAGTTATTTAATAAACCGTAATTCCCTATATCATCAGTATGCCACAAAGTCACGCCATTGTCAAATATATTTCTCAATTTCTTTAACTGGTCTAAATCAATGTCACCCGTAAAACCGCAATGTGAGGTTTTTACATAATTCCAATACGCTCTTGAACGTAAATAAGGTGTTGTGATTTTGTTGATTGGATATCCAAATTGCTCGAAAAAACTATCCGCCATTTCTGCAAATTGTTTTTTGCATGACATTTCATAAAAATCAACGCCACACTCTTTGATACCTGTCAATACATTTTCTGCCAAAGCTTTTCCATGTGTAACCCCAGCGTTTCTGGCTCTGTCTGTCTGATTGGCTAACATTCCAAGAGCGTCCCAAAAAGCGTTCGTTGTTTTACCTAGTCCGTTAAGACCTCCCTGTAAACTTCCTCCTGCTAATCCTGCTATCGCTGTTCCTGTTCCTATGGTAGCATCGACAGCTGTGTGAACTTGAGATAAGGCTATAGAGCTTTTGTTCTGTGCTAACCATGCCCGATAAGTGTCAGAGGAAAAGGAACACATCGGAAATGAAGAGTTAATAAGAGCTTCATTCATTAAGCCGTGCCCTAACTCTTCGCGTGTTTTATAATTTTTAGGAGCTGTAAGAACTTGCGGAAGTGTTGCGATTGTTCCATAGCTGTCGAACTCAATAGAGTTATCACGGTTATAGCTGTATTCATATCTATAGATATGTGTGTTTCCTTGGTTATTATCAGCTAGACAGAATAACCATGGGTAGGAGTATAACTTTTTATTTTTTGGTTTATAACCCTCAAAAACATTGTCAGATATCTGCATACTTGTTATTTTAGGCTTGATTTCTTTCCCCCCTAAAGCAAGTGTACATAATTTTGGAGACATGAACAATCCTACGACGGCATCTTGTGCGCCTTGATTGTTATAATCTTCTAACAGTGTGTTAATTCCTTTTAGTCCCTCGTCTGTGGTTACATCATAATGACCGATGCTCCCCCAACAGTACACACCATTTTCTACACGACCCTCAAACCAACTTTGTTCCACTGTTCCTCGTGTTACAAAAGCGCAACACTCTGTTGGTGTCAAGTCTAATTTTTTATGTCTTGACACAATTGTTTCACCTGTTTCAATATTTACTGGTGTTAGGTTTCCTCCTATCTCGTCTTTATTCCTTGGAATGTGATGATACTCAACAAAGCATGGCTTAATATTTGCATCATAAAAATTGTTCTGAAAAACGTCCAATGAGAAGTTAATTCTAGTTGTTTTTTCTGATAACCACTCAATCGAATCAATGAAGCAAAAGACCCATTCGTTAGATATCCCACTATTCTGAAAAGCTAAATAATTGAGATTAAGTGCTTTCATTTCTGTGAACGGTACACGGATATCATAGTTTCCTATCCGAATCGGTGCAAGGTGTGACAAATCAACACCGTTAATATATTTACGATATAACTCTAAATGGTTCAATAAGTCTTCTTTTGAGTTGTATAATCTAACATGTTCGTATTCGTCCGACCATGGTACACCGCTGTATAATCTTAACTTTGTTTCGGGGTTGCGCGGTGCAACCCCTCCTTGTGTCGGTAAATTTATCATAGATAACTACCTCCATTAAATTTTACGCTTTTGTGAAACTTGCTGTTTTCGTGATAGTCTCGTCCGGTCTGTAGATTGCTTTCAACACAATCGTTCCTGTCTCGTCTGCTCCCGTATGAAGCAAATGTGTACCGGGGATAACATATGTCTTTGCAGACGTTGCTCCGCTGTCTACTTCAAGGGTAACTAAATTCTGATGATATGTGCCTTTTCCAGCTGTGACTGTAACTTCAACTTCCTGTGTCTGTCCTGCTGTGTATGTTCCTGCTGTCACGGACAAGGTTGGTTTTTCAACCACTTCGTCTGTTGTAAATACGCGAATTGGGTAGAAAGGACTTGCACTGACCATTTCCACCTGTGTATAGAAGTAATTCCAAGATAAGACGTTTGCAAGTCTTTGGTCTGTCATATCTTTGAACTGGTCGCGGACATTGAAGAATCGCACATCACAAAGAACTCCCTGTATAGCGCTATTTGCAAATTTGTCTACAATCACTGTCTGAACTGCTACGTCTGCCTTGTCCATATGGAACGCATAGGCTAAAGCGTCAACACTAATATGTGCGTTGACTTCCGGTGTAGTAATCCAAATCAGATTCGTCGGCATTGCGTGAGAAGTTGCTCCTGCTGGGTTGTTTTCCGGTAATGGAAAACCGAACTCGCCAACTGCCCGTTTTACCTCAATCAATAATTTTTTCGCTGACGCTTCATCTACAATTGCGTCAACGGTCACTGCCGGAAGCACTTCTTTTTCATAACCTACGTTAATCAAATCACGCATAGCGAGATATTCGTCCCAGTTCGCACCTGTGATAGCACTCTCCATTTTTGCCATAATCATATCACGGATTCCATACTCGCTAGTAAAAGCTTTTCTCAAGTTGTCATATGTGACCGTAACAGGGTACTGAATCTCAAGATTGACATTGTGGAACACGCTCATGATGTAAGACTGATACTGTTGAAATGCGTATTTAAAATCTGCCTGTGAATCATATACGTGTCCTTTACACATATTCACGTAAGTTTCTTCGTGTGTCTCACCATAACGCATTGGCTCTTTTTTGAACCTAGCTAACGGATTTCTCCACGCAATACTATCTACGGTCTGCATACCGATACGATTAATTAATGATGGCACGATTTCATTTCGAACAGGGGCAAAATTCAGAATGTTATCATAGACAGCCTGTAAATTGTCTGAGACTTCTACGGGTAAATGGTTCTGAACTTCAAAAGAAAGTTCCTGTTTCACTGCTTTTAAAATATTTTTATTAGTTGCATCTGCCATTTATTATAGCACCTCCTTATTCTGTCTTACCATCAAAGTCCAAATCTTCGACAGTAATTTTTTCTTCTTTTTTGTCTTCCTTTTTTTCTCCTCCTGCATTAGTGGCGGATTCTTTCATGCGCTCTTTAAAGCGCTTTTTGTATTCGGCTTCTAACTTTACATATTTGTCTTTCCACTCGTTGTCAGCTTCTCCACTTCTTTCGCTCTCGTAGTTCTGTAAAACTTCAATAGCGTCTCCGTGTTCCTCCACGTCTGCAATAGCGTCAATTAATTCATTTAAAGCTTCTCTAAAATCCATATAATATTTCACCTCCTTATATTTAGTGTCACCCTTTTACGCTTTTCATTATATCACCACGGAAAGAAAAAGTAAAGAGGCATTTTTTTCTTTTTTCCATGTGGGTGTACTGGGTATGGCGATAATGTCTGTAAATACGCATACCATTTTAACGCGTTCTTTTTTCTTTCCTCTTCTTTTTCAACTCCTGCACGCTCAAAATTTTTTAAAAATACTGACGCGAGATAATCGGGTTCTTTTGTGGACTTTCGAAACTCTTCCCATGATATCGGATATTTCACTGTCTCAATCCACTGTCCACTGCTTACTGTTTCTTCATCAAGCCAAACACATTGGTAGTAACCGTCTGTAATATCATACCCATGAGCGTTCGCCCAATCTGTATAAATTGTAGCCGGTGTCCACTGCACAAGACCATAGCCACCGTTATAGTTCCCCTCTTTTAAGGACTGCCACAATTCAGGGTTGATATTAGATTCTATCTCCATATTTCCCAACATTCCTGCAATGGCGTTCAAAGTGAAATCTTTGAAAAACATGGTACTATAGAAAACATAAGCATTGTTTTTCATCTCATCTTCTGTAAGATAACGGTTTCCATGAATCCATTCAAGGGGCATTCCTGCACTGTCGCCATAACGATATATCTTTGTCCATGCGGACGGTTTGGAAACATATGTATTAATGCTGACCTGCTCGGGTAATGGATAACGCCCACTGTGCGCTCCCATAGTGACACCGCCACCCCCAACGCCGTTCCCACTATACACCATTTCTGTATGGCCACTACGCCATACAATGTCCCCTGCCTGCCAAGCCTCATTGATACTAATCTCTTTAAATCCTGCCTGTAATAGATATCCCTCCTCTGTTCTTGTGGTGAACCATGGATTCACTGAAAAGAACCCACCTTCTGTAAGTGCTTTTGAAATAAAAGAGCTACAGTCATAATAAGTAATACCGTTCACGGTCTGCCCTCTTCGGTATTGCTGAGAATATCCAATGTTGGGGGCATTGCACGCATTGACCGCCCACTGATAGGCTACATTAATATTTGGCATTTGCTATCCTCCTTAAATGTTTCACGTGAAACATTTTGTTCCACGTGAATAAAAATTAAACCATATATAACATATCTTTCGCGTAAACGAATTCAGTTCCACAAGCGCGTGCCAGTCCTCCGCCAAATGTCCCAGGGCATTCTACTCCGTTCGGGTCTTTTCCCTGTAACAAACATATGATTTCCAGTGCTGTCACAAGATACTGAGTTTCACCCCTTTTTACATAATGTTTTCCTGCTTTTGCCCTTGTTTTTTTACCTACAATACCGTCTTCTGCAATGGTATAGCCATAGTCCTCATTCATTGCTCTCTGCACTACACGAACCGCCATTCTTTTAGTGTTTCTTCCAACAATGCCGTCAACAGCGATTTGAACACCCGTAAAATTAATTGCGTGCTGTTGTCCTAAAGCAATCAATTCATTTCTTGGTTTTGAGTGACTAGTAGACGGAGGTGGTGTAGTAGGTGTAGCACTTGAAGCTCCATAGTCTTTGTAAACGTGGTTCACATCACATCTTCCATTAATACCATCAACAGACCCGTTACTGGTATACTGCCAAATGTCAACATTGTCTACGCCTAACACATTCGAGTATCTAGCTATCCACAAATCATATCCCCATGTTTCACCGATATAATTCTCAAACCATGATTTACTAGCGTAGATTCCTGCCTTATACCCGTTCGTTAGCATTGCATCGCAAAAACGCTTTGCGTTGTACTTTGCTACTCCTTGCGTTCCTTTTTCTTCACTGTCGAAAAATACAGGTAAATTAGGTGCGTGACCTTTTAGCAATCTAAGGCAATGATTGATTTCACCCTCGATTCTAGCTGTGGTTTTTGCGTAGGAATAAAAATATACTCCATATGGAATACCCAACCGTTCACATTCACTGACGTTTCGACTCCATTGTTTATCGTCTTGCGATGCCATGTCTTGCCCGTATCCGCATCGAATAATTACATAATCGACAGCGTTTTTTAATCTCTCAAAATCAATGACACCGTTATGATATGAGATATCTACAGCTTTTTTACTCATGTTTCATGCCCTCCTTACTATCAAAAATGTCACAGATACGTTGTAGCGCTAATGTGTTATTGTTTAGCGCTTCTGTGATATCTGTCATTTCCTGTTTATGCGCTTCATTCAACTTCTCTAGGCGTTCATCATTTTTATCCTCTCGATATTTCACATACCACATAGAAGCAATAGCTACAGCTGTTGGTACGCCTAATGTGTTAATAGCTGTCATGATTTCCTGCATGATATCACCTCCTTTTTTTCTATCATAACACAAATAATATTGTTTGTAAACAAAAAATGTTTCACGTGAAACATTGTTCACGTGAAACATGTTGTACGTTACAAAATAATCGAATCAAAGGGAACGCAAAACCAAAAATTGATATCAGACTGCTTGCCTATGTGCGTGTATATCAATTACAATGCTCGTATTATTTTGGGTACATCATTATAATAACATATATCAGTTAAAATGTCAATGTTTCACGTGAAACATTAAAAAGATATGACATCAAATATCATGTTCTTACATTCCAAATTTTCAAATAAAAGCAAACCCCTGTTAAAGTATTCCCGTAGCATCGTAACGATATAATGAGTTGAGTTGACACGAATAGCTGTGTTATCTATGACATCATTTTTTGTAAAGCATATCCGCGTCGGAAAACTTTCATCTGCCCCTGTTGATATATACATACATGTATCATATCTTCTTGCGTTGTACATTTTTTCGTTGAACCTAATTGTGCAAATATACCGTGATTGCCCTGTTGGTTTCCCTATTAAGCAATCATTGTCATTCAAATATTTGTTTTCGCACGCGTACTCATTATAACTAGCTCCTTGAAACGCTCGCGCAATACCACTTTCCTTATAAGCTGTAGACGCATTTTCATTATACGTTCGCTCAAATACCCAACCATCTCCACGCAATATTTTAGTATTATATTTTAGCATTTTATTGATACCAAAAACGCTATAATAAGGGTTCAACAATGAAACGGTATTTGATGCCATATATAACATAACTCTTCTATGCTGTTTTCCGTGACCTGCACTAATCGTTGTAAGCAACGATAAAAGTTTATTTACTTCATTAGATAAATATACATTATCTTCGTCTTGATACTCGTCAAAAAATACAGAACGGACATTGACAAATAACCCACGCATTTTTTTATATTTTCTCGCCACCGATAACGCTAAACAATATCCACATGGCTCTTCATTTAGAAAAAGTTGTATCAATGAGCCATTCATTAAACTCTTTTCAGTCATAACATAACCGTCAAATTGTTCAGATATATCTCCAAAATATGTGTCAGCACAGTTCTTCATGTCAACAACATTCCTGTATAAATAAATAAATTGGTTTTCGGGTCTGTATTTATCCTTTAAAAAATCAGATACTTGTCTAGACTTAATGGAATAACTTTTGCCCGCTGTTCTGTTGCCGTCTACAATAAAAATGTCGGGCGTATTCCCGTATTTATCTTTCATCGTTAATAATCTCTCACAATGATAATAACCATCATTCATCATTTTAGCACCTCCATTCATGTTTCACGTGAAACATTTATTTTTAAAAGAGGTGGCATATAGCCACCCCTTTAGAAGAAGAGAATTAAAATGGTATTCTCACGGCATCATATTATAAATTTGATACGTCTAAAGTACAATTAATATAATCACGCCCTGCTTTTGTCTTTCCGCTAATTTTAACAATGGAAAATTTTTCCCCCTCCATCACGTTTTCAATGTCTTTCAAAGACTGTCTAAAAGTTGCAGACTGCCCTGAATATACTTTTTTCTCAGGCGTAATAATACTTACAATCTCCTGTGTTTCTCCGTTATCTTTGATATCATCAAAGATAAGATATCCGTCAACTGGGATAGATTCGCCGTCAGCAATATTTTTTAACGGTTCAATATCCGGTGCTGTGGTCATAAGATACTTCTCAACCTTTGTAAACTCTCTGCTCATTTCTTTAATTTCTACCATTTTCATTTACCTCCTGTTTTCCTGTTAATCTTCCTTTTTCATTTCCTGCAACTCTGCTTCGGTAACAATTTTTTCGCTCTTGACATCTGAATTAAGCAAGAACTGTTCGTCTGTTATTGCGCGTTTTTCCAGTTTAAACTTAATGTCTAAAATGGAAACAATATCTCCTTTGTACTGCTTTTCAATCAAGATTTCCGCTTTGTCTCTTGTCTTGCAGTTTGGTAATTTCTTGTCAAAGCAATCTTTCTTGATTTCACCTGTCTCTTTATCTTTGTAGATTCTTTCTACAGATACCTCCGCTGTAACTAATGTCCTTGTAAACATCTTTTTTCCTCCTTTTTTCTGTTTTCTTTGAGTGTGAATTGCAATGTAATATGTTTTATTTATTACATTATTATAATAACACAACAACTAAATATAGTCAAGTATTATATTATAATTTTTTTATCTTTTTGCACGTGAATATTAAAGTCTTTATTTCTTAATACAATACCTCCCCTCACACGCTCTGCCTTTAAGTTACAAGTTTCCATACTAAGTCCAGTAGCTAATTCTGAAATGTCTCTACCATCTTCAATAAATTTCCTTTTGGCTTGACTACTCATTCCACAAGCTTTTATATCAAGATAAGGCTCGCAAGGTTCATGGTTCTCTGCAACTATATGTTCTGCATAAGTCTTTTGGCGCTCATAATATGCAAAATCGAACGTGCTTTCGCATTTCCAACAGCAAAAATCTGTTGGGTGCTCTATAACCTTATTCGCTTTATCAAGCCCAATCAAATGAATCGAATCTGTATCTGCATAACAAAAGCGGTCATAATTAGCCATAGCGTGACGAATTGTAAAATTCATGGCATATGATGTAATAGCGCTACCAATAGGGATATAGCCTACTTTCTTTTCATGCTCTTCATGCAGAATAAATCTAATGATACCGTCGTCGTCAAGATAAGGCTCTTTATAAGATGAATTGTCCGACATGGCAAATTTCCCGTAAAGATTATTCAAAAAAAGTTTCGCTTTTTGTCTCTTGAATCCTTTTGAAGTTCTTTTCTCTTCTCCGTATTTATTTATATAATCATCAAAAAAGCCTTGTCTCGCATAGAACCACACATAATCGTATATAATCAAATCAAAAATATCGTAAGTTTCCTTAAACAATTCCCAGTCGGTACAAGTCATAGTGAGTGTGATATTTGTATCATGCATCTGTCCATCAATATCGCGATAATACCGATAATATTCACCCTTATATCTGACGTTCGAGCTATATAGATTTTCATTCGCTTTGTATAATGCACTCTGTCTAATATGTAGCCATGGAAACGCGCCTTTTTTGAGCTGAAAACGGCAATTGAAGCGTATAAAAAAATATTTATTAGTAGAGGTTATAAGTTCATCGGGTGGCGCTCCCCTACGGTATTCCCCGTGACCGAACGGGTATTTATTGCCACTGATACTATGCATCATGGACGGATAAAGAGAATTTACATCATATACCAATCCATCACCTACCACCGTATGTGCGTATTGAGGGTTTACATAGCACCACCCACCATGATATGACTTGTGAATATAGTCCCACTGATTCCAAACGCCTGTAATTGATTCGTCTAAATAATCCTCTCGAATATCGGGGAATAACTTATCATATTGTTTACCGTCATAAAACCCTTTAAATTCAGATAAACAACATGAACCTATAGTTAGTTTATCATGCTTTTCATTAAACATCATTTCTAAGGCTTCTTTTAACACTAGTACATCATTTTCAATATATTTCTTCTCACTTTCAGATATATCACAATAGGAATATCTTTCGCCCTCGTATTCCATATCTAATTTTTGATGTTTTGTACCAAATGATTTTCCGATATTTTTTAATGATGATGGCATAAGCTTTAATGAATTACGAATTTCTAAAAAGGTCTTATTCCACTTAAGTTTAATCCAATACCATGACCCCATATCAGATATGCATGTTTGAAATTCTTTTGACCTCATTTCTTTATCTTTACAATGTGCCCATTTCCAACCCTCTCTCAATAGAAAATCAACTATAAAAGAGCCATCAAATGCAAGGTTATGAAAGTATAATATATTATTGCCTTTCATTGTTAAAAATCTATTTAAAAAATCTCTTATAGAATGGGTTATTGTTACATTTTCGGTTTCATCATATAAAGCCACGTCAGCACCAGACCAAACTTCTGTACTATCTTGTTTTTTACCTTTTTCTTGCTCTACTTTTTCACCCCATACCGTTGTCTCAAAGTCACAAGCCCAAAAGGTTATTTGTTTTTTTCGTGGCATTTATACTCACCTCTTTTTTATTCATTCTCAATAACAATATCTTGTTCCTGTAGAAATTCTTGAAAATCTTCTGTAGAACTAAGAACACCCATTCTTCGCAAAATATTCCAAAACACGGCGTCAACCGTAGCTTTGTCCATATATGGCTCTGTTGGAAATGCTTCGGGTTCTTTTGCGTATGTATAAGCAAATAACGCTCTTTCTTTATCTGACGCATTAGCCAGTAAAGCATCTGTTTTTTCTCTAAGGTAACTCGCTGTTTTTGGTACAAAACTTTCTAAAGAATCGTACCACAAATCAATAATAGCTTCATAGTCTAATACAGGTGTTGTTTCAATAACTATTATACCCGTCCTTTGTAGCTTTTTCAATTCTTCAACCGTAGTATAACCTTGTATTCTAGCATATTCCTGCTCTTGCGGAGTTAATTTTATAAAAACTCTGTTTCTTTCAAGAGCGTGTTTACGCCCATATTCTTTAGAAGTTATAGCCTCGCCAGTAAGCATATCAACAACCGTTGCATTTTTTCGTATTTCTTTTGCAGTCTGCTTTTTAATTCTATCCATTGAAACTTGCGTTGGATTTTTTACTCGCTTAATTATCTTTACTTGTACACCTTGTTTCTGTTGATTTCTAACACGAGCTAGATATTTAGTGTATTCGTGAGCATATTCTTTTTGAATAGTCTCCGCTTTTGTTTTCTTCTTTTTTATATGCTTATTCGCCATCTTTTAGTCACCCTTCTTTTGCACTTTTCTTAATAGTAATCCGTGAGGGACGCGGGTATATTCGATATAATCACCTGCATGGATATCTAAATCTTTAACCGCTTCTTTTGGAAGCATGACACGGGCGGTATATCCGCCTGTGCCACCTTTTGTAAACATTACTTTATAGCGCAATAATTGATTTGTTAATTTTGCCACGTTTTTTCCTCCTTATAATATGTTAAATACTTTCCATGTAAATTCTGAAAAGTGCTCTGCTATGAATGATACAGAAGA